AAGAATCGTTGACGTAGCCATAGACCGAAGACTGGCATTCGTTGTTGTAGCGTCATAGAAGTTGATTACTCCTGTATTCGCACCAGTTATAGTGAAAGAACCAAGTGAGCCAGTACCCGCTTTGAGCAACCGACTGCTCGTAACTGTGTTTCCGAAGAGAAGATTTGCAGCAGTAGAAGTAGCCATGTATTCATCCGTGACACTCACGCTGGCATCAACTCTACTTGCTTGTGCACCGAGTAAATAAATAATTGCTAGAACTAGCACGATTCCAAGCCCGTATGATAATGATTTAGTGTTTGCCATAGTTTGTTAGTTACCTTGTAATTTTATCATGTATTTTCCTGTCAAGCTCACTATCCCCACCTTATCCCCACCTACCTTGCAGGGTTCTCACCCCTCGGAACCTCTTTCCGAGTCTTATGGGTAGCTATTTCCTTGAAAGCAAGGTCGATATTCTTCAATCCCACGAGACGCGCACGATATTCTTGCCCTAGTTGAACATCCGAGACAGTATCGTCTGTTCTGCCCATCATAAACTGCTTCTCCAACACCGCACGGAGAGTATCTGAGAGTGCTGTGTTGTCTGCAATGAGTGTGAGTATATTAGGCATATGTTTGTGGTTGATTCATCTGCATCCCTGGTTGCTGGGGTGCTGGCTCTTCCTGCTGAGGTTGTGTTTCTGCTATCTGTTCCTTTGTAATCCCTGAGAAGTCTGCTGGGTCGAGTCCTGATGATTCCAGGATGTCGTTAAATATCTTTCCGATAGCAGGTATCTTGAGCACAGCAGGATTGACGAGAATCTGTCTGAATACGTTGACGAGCTTGTCTGTCTTAGCTGAGAGGTCTTTTGACTTACCCTTGATAGAGACTTTGACACCGAGTGGTGTGCCCTTGAACTCACCCTTGAGTATCTCGATGAAGTGCTTGTTGCCCTTCTTCTTGAAGTCATCACGCACGATAGTCTTGAACAGCTCAATCTCTTCTTCAGTAGGGATTTCACCCGCAAGCACCATTTCCTTGATTCTCTGGTTTGCAGTGTTCGTAACGATACAGTCGGTAACGTACTGGAGTTCTTCGAGTGAGAGTTCTGAGAGGAACTTATGACCGTCGCAAATCTTCTTCTGAATGTGAGGAATTATCCAGTCTTTGTATATCTCTTCGAGATGCTTTGCATATATACCTCTTCGATAATCGTGTAGTCCGCGTGCTTCGTTCGTAACAAGCTCCTGGAGTTTGAATGGTGTACCTGAAGCTGGACTATTGCCCATGATTGAATCATTCGCAGCTCCCATTTGCTGTGCGTGCGCTTCCCACCGAGCTATCGAATCATCAAACAGCTTCATGTTTCTTGGGAAGGTGTCTATCTGTTTCAAGTCACCCATGCCTAGGTCAAGTATCTCAAGATTATCCATGTTCGATACGTTGTTCTTCGACGCCACCTCTCCTGAAGTAGGTCCTGTGGCTCCTAGAATCGTCTTAGATGCGGCATCGAGCATGTCCTGGATACGAATCATGTCGTAATTGACCCATACCTGAGCCTCGAACAACTCTTCAGCACCTCCGAAGCCTAATGCACGACCGTAGACTGGGTCACGCTTGATGAGTTTGAATGGACTCTTATTCTCTGGCGCAGAGTACAGAATCACTCCCTGTTTCTCGTTGGAGTCCTTCTTGGTGTAGAAAGCACAGATGAATAGGCGTGTCTCATACTTACCCGTTGAGTCTTCAGTGTTAGCGAAGTACTTAGGAAGGTTGCCATGGACTTCGTACACTTCGATGTATCGCCCTGGAGTCTTGGTAATGGTTCCGTTCTTGTCATCTTTCTTCTCTTCTCGTGAAAGCTCAATGAGCTGGTCTACTGAAATAGTCGCACCGTTCTTCTCATCTCCCCAACCTACCTTCTCCATGTCCATGAGCTGGTCTGGTGAGTAGAAGTGCTTGAGTCCTATAGGTCCTGAGAGGATGTCTGTCTGGTCACAGAATACGATTGACTGTAGAGGCACTACCTCTGGTCGTGGCTTATCGAGTTGCTTCGAGAGTCCTGCACCGAAGTCGATACGCTCTGTATTCAATTCATCAAAGAAAGTGTCGATGTCGTTCTCTTGTACGAACACATCATCGTGATATTTCTTTACCAGGAATGAGAGGTGATACTTCTCTGAATCATCAACGTAAATCTGCACATCTTTCACTTCAATATCCTCGGTGCGATGCTGAAGATTAAGGATAGGTCTGGTGATGTTCTTTACTGGCGTGAAGTCTGTCTTGCCTCTTAGAAGCTGTGAGTTGTTGTATAAAACAGTCGTCTGGATGTGGTCACGCATTGACCAACTCCACGCATCGTTAATCTCTATTGGTAGTTTGTATGCCGCTTCCTGTCCCAGAATATAGTCAAATATTGTTTGATATTTCATGCGTATAGTATTTTTACGTTGTCAGTCTCTCGTAGCACAAGTACATTCTCGAACTTCCTCTTGCCGAACTTACCAAGCAACTTCCACGGTATGTCACGGAACACCGCTTTCTTTGTATTGACTTCGATGCCCTTAGAATACCCATCAGCACGAAGAGTACTGTTGCGATATTCGTGAGTTATCGCAAAGTTAGTCATTTCAGTAGAAGCGAGAACGCCCGCGCCTGATAGAACTGCGTGATAGGCATGAATAACCTTTTAATCTTTACTGGCATCAGTGTTCTCTCCAATGACTTCTCACCATTCGTCACTGTGAACTTCCCTTTGCTGATAATCTTTACAGGCTTCTTGATTGACTCAAGTGCTTCAAGCAACGTATCTCCCTCACCTGTGTGTGTAACATCTCCGAGTGTTAGCGATATGACATACGGCTTCTTTTTTTTAGTCTGCTTCATAGTGTGTGTATTATACCACACGCTACCTTCTAAATCTTTGCAAGTAGGGTCTGTGGATAACCAGTAATCTTAAAATACCACTGGGTTGTTTTCAGTAATTCACACGAGGTGCACCCTTTTGTTGAACGTTGGACTAAATGGTTGTGTTTGCATTTAACTTTTACTCTTGCGTTTGCTCGGTGTATGTTTTCACCGTTCGTAACTGCTTCGAGATGCTCAGGGTTTACACACAAAGTATTCTCGCAAGTATGGTCTATTACAAGTCCATCTGGTATCTCCATACTAAAATGCTCAAAAGAAGCTCTATGAGCATAAACGTTCTTACCATTTAACATAATAAACCCGTACCCAACTCTCCCTTTCCTGTTTGATGTAACTGCTCCTATCCAATTCCAGCAATAACTAGTCTTCTCAACTTTCAAAAGAAACCTGTCCCATTGCTCTTGTGTCATTCGTACAGTATACCATATTTATATGATTTTCTGTCAAGCCGTTATCCACACCCTATCTCGCAGGGTTAACTCTCTTCTTCATTTCGTATCTAGGTCTGTTCTCAATCATTTCCTTTCTTTGAATGAGTGGCACTAGTGATGTCATTGCATACCGTATCGCATCCATTGAGTGACTCCAGTTATGGTCTGGCTCGTTTGTTATCCTTCCGTCCTTATCAGTTTCCCAAAGGTAGTTACGATACTCCTTGAGGATATTCACACTGCGCTTTGTTACTGAAATCTGTTGCACCTGTACTCCCTGGATGCCCGTAGAGACGCTTCCCTGCCCTTTTAAGGCTGGTTGTATGTTGATACCGTGTAAAGCTATCTCGTCTATGCTCTTAGGCTCTGCAGAGTCAGCTATCACCATGGCTCGCCTTTGATTTAGTATCGTATCCGCCAACTGTTTGTTGCTCATGCCCTTTTGAAATAGGATTTCATCTAAGATATACCCTCCGTTGTAGTAGTAGACAGCTACGATAGCACTAGGGTCATTCGTATATCCAAAGTCTAGTCCATAACGCTCAAGTCTTGCTTCGTGTGGTATGTCATCAATGAAAGCCCAGCCTGTGAAGATACGATTCACTATCTCTCCCAGCTTTCCTTCTCCGTACACAGTCCACCATTGCTTGTTGTGTCTGTGGCTCTCAATCTCACCCTTTGATACTTCGTCGAGTGCTTCGTTGTCTAGGTAAGTGAGTGGTGGGTAGTTGCCTCCGTCTCCTATGAAATCTATGTCTGGACGCTTGCCTAACATCTCGGTGTAGAACCAGAACTCCTCGCTAGGGTTCCAGTCCATCCACACTATCTTCCGAGTACGAGTGATGAGTTGGTCAGCTATGTTGTATGGCAGGTTGTTTGCTTCATTGAGGAATAGAACATCTCGTCTTGGTCCGTGAGCCTTACCGAACTTATCAAACGAAATGAACTCTATGAATGACCCATTACTAAAAGAATACTTCCCTGTTTCATTCCATGCGTTGTCATCCCAGTATCCACTTGAGAGCATTATGTTCCTGAAGTCTCTCTGTGCTCCCAGGCGAAGGTGTGGCACTGACTCGGCTACAACAGTTACCACCTGATTAGGTACAGACTGGCAGTAGTCTATGAGCCATATGAGTATAGAAATAGTCTTACTACTCGATGTCCCTCCTGATACAGCGCGGATACGCTTATTCAGTTGGAATATCCTCTTGGTCGCTCTCGTATCCTTGAACTGATTTTCCATCATAGATTGGTTTAGCCATAGTTACATTCACATCGCTCGTCTCCTTTGACTTGCCCCAGGCTCTATCGAATAATTCTTTGATAGCAGGCACATCTCCAGTCTTTGCTTTCTCTATGAGGTTATCAGCTATTGGCTCAATCTCTTCCTCTACTCTTCGAGCAAGATAGTCTTTTGCTTTCTCACGGAGAATAGTAGCCTCACCCTTAGGTCTGCCACCGTATTTTCTTCCATTCTCTGCTGAGGTGAGTGAGCGTTTATCCATTTAGAATAATTCTAACTATCTATTTCTTCTTGCCCATCATTTTCTTCATCTCGCTCTCTTTCATCATCATCTTCTTTGAATCCATCTTCTTTGTTTCCATCTTCATTGGCTTCTTCATGTTCTTCATGTTGCTGTGTGATTATTACTTAATTCTATTATACCACAGTTATTTACTCAAAGACTTATCCTCCACTAGATAATGTTGCGCACTCATATATTTAATACCGTTCTTCATTCCACCAGTGGACAGGAATCCATTTGCCTTCATAAACTTATCTAGACAATCCCATTGTTCTTCTGTCCAAGCGAACTTAGTAATCCCAAGACGCTTACCTTCCCGAATGAAATCGTCAATGTTCGTTACAGTTATCTTCATTATGAGTAATGTACAACGAAATCTCTACTAAGGTTCTTACTGTATCCCTTCTTCCATGGATGATTCTTTGGAGCAGGTGGGTGATACCCTTTTCCTCTCATATCCAACTTCCCGTCTTTCGTGTAACGGATAGGTAGTGTGCACGCAGGTATCTTCGTGTTCTTCATGGTTACTCAAGGGGACATACGACGTTTCGGAATCTGTGCGTGGGCTACTTATTCATCCCCGGGATATCCGGGCTTACTTTAAGTAATTGTCGCTCCGCCCCCTTCAATAACCTCTCTCTATTCTATCATGAGAATATTGAGAGAATTGAGTTATCCCCAGAATTGCGATGCTGCTTCCACTGCACTTGGGAATTACATCTCTCGCATATATTCCCTCTGAGAATGTACCTAGCTGTATCGAATGGAATACTACCGTTGCACCACCCGCATACATCAGAACAGTGTGTTGCGTCGTTTATCTCTGCTTCTATTTTAGGGTTCATGCCTTCTCTGCCTTACGCTTCGCTATCCTAGCCTGCACTGCCTTCTTCGCTCTTGCTACCAATGCCTCCTTTGTCATCTTTGAAGCTGTAGCTTTTCCGCCCTTGGCTCCCAAAGCGACTGCCGCTGGGTCTTTCATGTTTAGTCTAGTTTATTGAGTATCTTAATTTCCGCAGGGAGTCCGAGTTTGTTTGCACAGTTGTACCAATTTCCTATTCCCCCATCATTGAAGATAATATCCTTGGCGAGCTGTGTTGCCTTCTCTTTATCCATAGCTATCACATTTGCTTCTTTGCTCGTAATTGTCTGCTTGTAAAGCTTCTTGTAGTACTGAATCACTGTCGCGGTTTGGAACTGCATACGCCCGATTGAAGCCTTGTGGTTTGTGTCGAAGACTATCAGTCCATCTGGGTCTGCTGCACCTGCACTTTCACACTTTGAAAGGCGAGCTACTACATCATCTTTCAATGCCTCTATCTTGGCTGGCATCTCGTCTGTGCGGATAAACTGAGCCTCTACGCTACTAGTTGAGAACGTGTACGCTCCTAGAAAGAATATCGCCGCACTTGCTCCACTGATAATCATAAGATTCTTAACAAATCGGACAGCACGTTGCACTTTCATTTTGAAGGAATCGAAGCGTCCGTTCACTCTGCGATTCATTACGAATATCTTTGTTTTAGGGTTCATGGTGGTTTGAGGTTGGTTATAACCTCATATCCCTATCTTACCGCTAAGTACCATAATGTAAATATAGGGGGTGTGGATAACTTATCTCTTCTTAAATATCCAATACCAGACTATGAAAGTGAATCCTAGAATTACTCCAACGACGAACCCGTATAGGGTGGCTAGTTTAAGACAGAGCATTCTTGTAAAAGGTTATCTTCTCCACATACCATGCTCTCGTTAGTTTTGTGATGGTATGACGTGAGTGTTTCATCTTCTCCACTAACTTTTCCCC